GCAAATGCGCTGGAGAGGCGATCATCGCCGTGCCCGCAAATCAGCCCTACGCGTTGCCCTGTCGCACCGATGCCAGCGAGTGGGAAGCGCGGCTGCTCAACAAAAGCACGAGCACGGTGTTCTTCAGCCAGAAGGTCATGGCGCGCTGGGATGCGCCCACCCCCTACACCACCGGCGTCGTGCTCTATTCCGACAGCATGGGCGGCTACCTCGAGGCGAGCATGGATGCCGCGCTCGGCAGGCGGCCGTTCTATCTGGCCGATACCGGGCTCAACCTTTTGCAGGACAATGCTAACCACTCGGCCGGCGCCATGGAAATCGTCTCGCTGGCCGAGCGGGACTTCCTGACCGGCGACCAGTGGGCGGGGCATACCGTGCTGGGCTGGCTCGGGCAGAATGGCGAGTGGTTTCAGGAAACGATGCGGGCGCACCAGATCATGCGCCGGCTCTGCAATGCCCATGGCGTGCCTTATGTGCCGATCTCGGTGCTCGGCCGCCGCACGGCAACGTGGAACGGGCAGCGCCTGGTTCACTACTGGCAGGAAGACCAGTTCAACAATGTCCTGGGCGGAGCAGGGGAAAGCCTGGTGCGCACCAACCGCGCGCTCAATGTCATGTTCGGTGGGCGCTACATCTACAGCCTCAAGGCCGTGCTCGACGGCGTGACCAGCACACTCGCCGATCCCACGCATCCGGGGATGACCGAACTGCAGGTGGCGCGCCAGCTGGGCGTGGTGCCGCTGTCCTATTACTTCACGTATGGCACCGTGCCCTGGTCACCCAATGACCTGGTGTATCGCGGCACATGGAATGCCACGGCCTTGCCGGCCGGGGGCGCCAACCTCGATTTCTACATCCGCATCGGCGACGCGGGCGCGAACAATGTCGAGGGCGGCCAGCGCTACGTGGGCAACATCATCGTCAACGTGGCCGGGGTGTGGACCGAATACCCGACAGGCGGATCGAACCGCGTCCACCTCGAAGCGACCGGCAACCAGGGCAATCCCGACCTTGCCAACAGCACCGTCAACTCTTTGAACCTCTGGGGCTACTGACATGGCGAAAAACGGCCTGCTCTTCGACCTGCCCGGCGCGGCTTTCACCAATCCCGCCCTGCCGCGCATTCCCGACAACTATCCCTTGCTCAACAAGGGCTCGCTGCTGTTGGTGGACTTCGGCCACAGCCGCAGCAGCCCGGCCGCCGGTGTGCCCGGCAATGGCGCGACGATCACCAATCTGGCGTCCAAGTACGCGGCCAAGCTGCTCAACGTGGATCCTGGCCTGACGCACCCCACCATGGTGCGCACCGACCAGCCTACCGATATGCAATTGGCCCGCACTGCCAAGGGCGGGCTGCAATGCGTGGTCAGCCAGGTCAACGATGCGGCCAATCGCTATGCCATCATCCGCGCGGCGGACGCGCTCAAGAGCTGGGTGATCGCCAATCCCGATCACGATTACTACATGCACACGATCGAGCGCATCGATCGGCCGTCCATCTTCACAACCGGAACGCAACCGGCCGAGGGCGGCATTCACGCAGCGTCGAGCGCCACGGGGAACTACGACATCATCTTCCAGCATGGGCTGATCCGGCCCTACGCTGGCCAAGCAACCTTCATTGGCCAACGTCTCTCGCCCAGCGCGCCGGCGGTTGGCCTGCAATTCAAGAACGGGGCCGCCAGTGCATTCGCCGGCACCGTTCCGTCTCTCGCCAATCTGCTGTTCTACATTGGCTGGGGCAACTACAGCTCATTCTCGGGCGCCAACCTCCACAAGGGGCGATCGTCGACGCTGTACCAATGGTACGTCGAAGATCTGACGGCATCGACCCTCCTCTATCCCGATGTCGATGCCGCTGCCTTCGCGCTCTACACCAAGGAATGGCTCACCGAAGGCGGCCGCTATTACGGCGACGATCGGCCGCTCGATCCGGCGGCATTCCTCTAGGTCAGCGGTAAGCCCCGCCTCTACCCGCCCACCCGGTCCCCCCGCGCGCGCGATGGCCTTACCACTGGCCATCGCGCGCGTTTGCGCATTCGCCGCCAGGGACCGATCCGTGAAAATCAACTTCGATGCTCTGCCCGATGGCGTGAAACACGCGATTGATTTCACATCATTTGCCGCTTTGCTCGGGAGCCTGATCAGCGTGTTGCCTGCCATCGCTTCCGTGCTCACCATCGTCTGGACCGCCATCCGCATCTACGAGACGCCCACGGTCCAAGGCCTGATCCATCGAAAGGAACGGCTGTGAACGCTACCAACACGCCATCGGTCCCGGCCAGATCGGTCTCGTCCGGCGCGATCAAAAAGGGCGCCCTCGCCAGTGTCGTCGGCCTGGTCACGGCGTCGCTTTTGCTCACCCAGATCCCGAAGGAAGAAAGCGGCCGCACCGTAAAGGTGACCATGGCCCCCGATGGCACGGCGACCGTGCGGCACGTCTCCGGCAAGCAATATCTTCGGGCCTATCTCGATCTCGTCGGCGTCGCCACCATCTGCGACGGCTTGACTTCGATGGATGGGCGCCGGGTGACGGTGAAGGACAAGCTGACCGAGGATCAATGCGCCATCCTTCTGGAAAAGGAGCTAGCGACGCACGCCCAGGGCGTGATGCAATGCACGCCCGGCCTCGCTCTCACCGTGCCGCGCCGCGACTATGTGCGCTTTGCTGCCGTGTCGCTGGCGTACAACGTCGGGGTGGCGAACTGGTGCGGGTCCACCGCGCGCCGGCTGATCAATGCCGGCGACGTGCGAGGATCCTGCAACGCCCTGCTCGCGTGGAACAAGGGGCGCGTCGCCGACAAGCTCGTGGTCATTCCCGGCCTGGCAGCACGGCGCGGACGCGAGCAGGCGCTTTGCCTCAAGGATGCAGCGTGATGAAGCGCCTCCTCGCCGAACTACACACGCTGCAGCGCTATTGGAGCGTGCGACTGTGCGCCATCGTCGCTCTGATCGTCGGATGGATTGTCGATAACCCCTCGGTTGTCCCGCAGATCGTCGACGCCCTGCCACAGGACTGGCGCCCGATAGCTTCGATCCTGGCCGGCTTCACCACCTTTGCCTTGCCCGTGTTTCTGCGCTGGCTACCCCAGCCTGGGCTGGCCACCAACACCACCGATGGAGGCGCAAAATGATTGCCTGGCTTCTCGCCCAATCCATCCGCGCCTGGGCCGCAATTCGCCGTCACCGCGGACCGTCCCTTGCCGCCCTTTCGTTTCTGCTGACCGTCGCGCTGCTAGGCTGGCTCCTGGTCGACCGGGCCAACCTACAGGCCGATCTCGTCACCGCGCGCGCCGATCTGGCCAAGGCCAAAGACGCGCAGCCCGCCGCGCGCGCTGCCCAGGCCGCCGTCAACCATCAACCGGCCACCGTCTCGGCCACCATCGCGGAGATCTCCGATGCGCAAGCCTCTGCCTATTACGAGCGCGGCCGTGCTGCTGGCGCTGCCTATGCTGCTGCTCACCGCGTGCCAGCATCCTGCCCTGCGGGTCAGCCCGGACACGCCGATCTGCCCGGAGCCGATCGTGCTGCCCCGCTCGATGACCGATCCGGTGACCCTGCCGAAATGGTTGCCATACCCCGAGCCGACTACGACGCGCTCACCGGCTATGGCCTCCGCATCGCCAAAGTGTATCAGGATGCCCACGCCCTGATCGATGCGGGCGCCGCAGTCGCCATGCCGGATGCCCCCGCGCCGTGACCGACGACGAAGACATCCCGGCGGATCTCTCCACCCTGATCCGCCTGGGCACCATCGTATCGGTCACGCTCGATCCGCCCCGCTGCATTGTCCGCTATGGCGACCCAGACACGGACGAGGATTGCGAAACCCCACCCATCCGTTGGTTGGCTGGCCGCGCTGGCAAGACGCGGAACTGGTCGCCACCCAGCGAAGGTGAGGAAGTGGTGCTTCTCTCCCCCGATGGCCAGATCGGCAACGCCGTGGCGCTGCTCGGCCTCAACAACGACAACTTCGCCCCGCCCGGCAACACGCTGGCGGAAGTCGTCGAATACGAAGACGGCGCGCGCATCAGCTATGACCCGGAAAGCCACGCCCTCACGGCCATCTTGCCCGCCGGCGCAACCGCCGCGATCGAGGCAACTGGCGGCCTTTTCATAAAAGGCGACATCACCGTGGAAGGTAAAATCGCAGCATCCGGCGACATAATTGGAAGGGGTAAAAGTCTGATAAATCACGTCCATAGCGGCGTTCAAAGAGGCTCAGCACTTACAGACGCGCCAGAATAAATCCTATAGCACCCCGCAACGCTCTTCCCGAAATAAGCCACCTAACAAACCACGGGATTGGCAAAGACCGATACAGTAAGAATCATTGATTCCGATTTTCGAACCTAATAAGTCCGATAAGGTTCGCATTGGAAAGGGGACTTTATGCGTACTCTCTTGAAAATATCGATTGCGGCATCGTTTTGCATGATCGCAAGTCCAGCATTGGCTAGCTTTCCGCGCGCTATCGCTTCGGGAAATTATGTCAACGCGGAAGTCCGTGTGGGTAACCAAAATCAGAGCCCGGAACAGATGCAAGTGCGTTGCTCAGGAAATGTCACAAATGGCACACCCTGCGATGGTTACGAGGGGCAGAAGATTTGTGCGCGCCGGGAAAGTTATCCTGGATCAGCAAACTCAGGCATGACAGCTTGGAGCTGCGCAAGTTCCTATAATGGAATTCAGGTCGGCAGCCCAACAACCGTCACCTATTGAGTACCAAATGATTTTCTAAATCTAACGTCGGGCCATCAGATCACCGCACTTTCTATATGCGATTTTGCATTCCGCTGTAGACGGTAACGCCCGTCTTTACCCGCCCCCCGCCTCGCCTGCGCGCGTGGCGGGGGGCATTGCGTTGGGCATGAACGGCATGGACGCCACCACGGGAAAGCCCCTTTCGGGCGTTGCGCATCTGGCGCAGCGCGTGGGACAAATCCTGTCCACCCCCATCGGCACCCGCGTCCAGCGCCGTGATTTCGGCTCGCTCTGGCAAGAGCTGATCGACCAGCCCACCAACGCCGCCACCGCGCACCTGCTGCGCGCCGCGACCGCGTTGGCCATCCAGACATGGGAAACGGAATTGACCGTCACCAAGGTCACGCTTTCCGGCACCCCGGCCGAGGGCAACCTCGCCGCCAACATTACCGGCAGAACCGCCCAGGCCCTCGGCAACAGCCTGGTCACCCTCACCATCCCGCTCCCCGCGTCCTCTCGCTGAAGGATCCTGGCCATGGCCCACGGCATCACCCTTACTGAATCCACTTCCGGCACCCGCACCATCAGCACCAAATCGAGCGCCATTATCGGCCTGATCGGCACGTCCACCGCCGTCGCGCCGGAAAGCCAGGGCGCGATCGACGCGGCTTTCCCGCTCAACACCCCGGTGCTGTTCACCTCGGCCGCCGTCGCCGCCGGCAAGGCGGGCAGCGCCGGCACGCTCAAGGCCGCGCTCGAGGCGATCGACGACATCGTCACCCCCACGATCGTGATCGTGCGCGTCGCTGTGGGCGAGGATGAAGAGGCGCAGGACGATGCCGTAATCGGCGCCACCGATGGCGCCAGCTACACCGGCATGCAGGCCCTGCTCAAGGCCGAGGCCGTCACCGGCTATCGTCCGCGCATCGTCGGCGCTCCCGGCCTCGATACCCAGGCGGTGACCACCAAGCTCGCCATCCTGGCCAAGAAGCTGCGCGGCATGGCCTATGCTCGCGCGATCGGCGCCACCAATGCCGAGGCGCGCACCTATCGCGAGGAATTCGGCGCGCGCGAGCTGATGCTCATCTGGCCCGACAGTTCGGCGACCGTCGCCGGCGACGCCATCGCTCGCGCCTTGGGCATGAGGGCGTACCTCGATGAGACCGTGGGCTGGCATAAGACGATCAGCAACGTGACCGTACCCGGCATCTCCGCGATCACGCATGACGTGCATTACGATCTGCTCGACAATGACACCGATGCCGGCCTGCTCAACGATGCCGATATCACCACGATCATCCGCACCTCCGCCGGCTACCGCTTCTGGGGCAACCGCACTTGCGCGGGCGACGATCAGACCCAGTATGTCTTCGAAAGTGCGGTGCGCACGCTCTACGCGCTGCAGGACGTGATCGCTGCGGCGTTCAGCCCGTTCTTCGATCAGCCCATGACCGTGGCGCTGATCAAGGACCAGCTCGAAACCGTCAACGCACAGT